TTGGTTTTGGAGTGTGCGTTAGTTTTGGTTTGTATTTAGGTTATCGATTTGCTAAAACAATACTAAAGAAAGCGAGTGAAAAATGAATGTATACGAGTTAGCTGATGCATTAGAAAAAATTGAAACTTACAACCAAGTAATACATCGTTCTTTTAATGACAAAACAAAATTAACGGCATCGGCAGATATACTACGCAAACAAGCAGACCGCATAGCGGAGTTGGAGAAATGCCTATTTCAAATGCAAAACGCTTGCATTGACTTAACAAAAAATACTGAACCAGTAGCGTGGATGATTATAGATGTGGATAACGGAAAATCACTTGAGTTTGAAGAAAACAAATTTTCAGAAATAAATATCCCACTCTACACCGCACCAAGAGAGTTAAGTGATGAGGAACTCAATAAAGCGTTTGATTACTACTGCGAAACAGATGAAGGCGTATTGCGATTCAATTATGAACTGCGTGATGAGTGGAAGAAAGAGCAATTAAGCCGTTGGAAAGAAGCATTTAAGAAAGCGAGTGAGAAATGAAAGATTATTACCCTAATGTAAAGTTTAAAGATGGTGTGTATCGCTTTGATTTACCAAATGGCGATGAGTTTGTAATCGTGCCAAAACAAAATGATTTAGCTGAACAATGTTTAAAGATGGTTGAATCTTATCAAGGCTGGGCAAATGATGCTTGGGGTCGTGGGTATGCAACAGCCGTTGGTCAAATACTGGAAGATATGAAAGCAATACTAAAGAAAGCGAGTTTTACCTGTAATGGTTTTTGCGGTGAACAAGAATGTAAAGAAAATCAAGATGGCTGCAAGAGAATAAAGAAAGCGAGTGAGAAATGAACGCTTACGAATTAGCAGATGATGTTAAGAATATTAGCAACACCATTGAAGCATTGGAGTGGGTTCAAAAGGCTAGTCCGTTACTTCGCCAACAAGCAGACCGCATAGCGGAGTTGGAGGACAGGCTCTCTATGTATGAGATTAAAGACTTGGATAAGTGATTAATGAGCGCCCTATTGAAACCGATTGACAACATCATCCAGTTTGAGATTCCCAAGCGGCCTAAGATCGTAGAGAAAGAGGCACCGCCTGACCTCAGAAAGTTCTGCGTGTTGCCTTTGCGTGCGATCCAAGACAAGGAGCTCACCCATGGTGCAATCCGAGTGCTGGCGATCCTCTGTGCCTATTGCAATCGAGCTGGGATCACCTGGGTTGGCCAGCAACGCCTGGCTGACGATCTCCAGATCAGTAAGCAAGCCGTCAATAAGCAGATCGGAGTCTTAAAGCGTGGTGGCTACATTGAGACCGTCAAGCGTGGCTTTCGAGGCAAGCGAGGCGACACCTTGCGTGTGATCTTTGATAAGGACATCAGCACTGAGGATGCTATCGCGATCACCAGTGGCATTGAGGACACCAGACCACCACATCTCATTAGAAAGGAGCAAGAGGAGATGGACAGACCGATTGACAACAACCAACGAGAGCAAGCAAGGAAAGGATTTAGAGAGATGGTTAAAAAGATGACAACCATGGATGCCAACAAGATCGACACCAGTGAGAAACCGACTGACTCAATCACTGTGCGTGAGATGAAATCCAAGATCAGAAAAGCACAGACTAAGAGCAAAAAGACTGTGGATAACCCTGTGAACAAGTTGACAACAGACAATCCCATAGTCAACCCACAGGTTGACTCCATAGTAAACCCAGGAGTTGACCAATCACAGTTTTTAACAAGTAAGGTAACAGTTAGTAAAGAAGTAATAAACAGTTTAATAAATAAAAATATAAAAACTTATAAAGAATTAGTTTGGTCAACTTTTAAAATTGAAAGACAAGTTAATGAACAAGATTTGTCTGTGATGAAAGAGTTGATTGAAAAAGGTTTGACTGAGCAGATGTGGATTGATGTTGTCAGTGACACATTGCAAGTCATGGCCAGTAAGCGACAAGACCCACCTCATCGTATCGGATGGTTTAGAGATGGGTTGATGAGAGTCTTGGATACGAGTGCTGAATACCTCTAGGAATTGATTAGAGGGGTCTAGGAGATGCGATCATGGGTGAGGATGAGCATGGGTAGCCAGATGGACAGATCGTTCAACAGAGAGGCTGTAATCCAGTCTGTCCAAAATGCAATCGTTCGTATGGATTTGCACCCCTATCGCAGAGGTGTCTGTCAGAGGCGGCAAGCAGTAAGTGGTAATGCGTCTGGCAGTGGGATGCGGGATGGTCGGATTGGGAAACGACCCTTTGCCTCCCCCCCTGTCGCCACTAGGCGTGGGGGGCCTCCCTCAAATTTTTCCCAGTATTTTCATTAAAAAAAAGGAGTAGCTATGCAAGAGGCGTTTTTAATCCCTGACAACAGGACTGGTCTGGAAAAGGAGTTACACAACTGGGTGATTGCCAAACTACGGTCTGGCCATTCGCTCCATGCGGTGACAAGAGTCCTCATTATCGAGTCTCAGAAACTACATGAGAGCAATGATGTGGTCGAGGCTATCCGCGAAAACGATTTACAACCCTAAAGGAATTGACAACATGGCGTATCAACAAAAACCTGGCTACTTTTCTCTTTGGCCAAATGATAAGAAAGAGAAAGACACTCACCCTGACTGGAAAGGCTCGATCACTCTGCCAGATGGCACTGATCATTGGTTTGATGCCTGGAATAAGGTCTCGGCTAAAGGACAGGCATATCTGTCTGGCAAGATCGGCAACCCTAAGCCAGGCCATGCCTACAAGCCAGAGCTCGTCAACGCACCGATTACTGAGTCTGGTGACTCAGATAGTCCGTTCTGATGGCTACCAAGATTGCCAAGCAGATTCCTAGCGTAAAGAACTGGGGTGGGGTCAGGTCGATCCAGCGGCGCCTGGAGCGATCAGCCACGATCATGGAAAACCGAGAGGCGGTGGCCTATGCACTGCTGTGCATGGCCAACACCAAGATCACCGACATTATGAAGTGGCAAGAGGATGAGGAGGGTAATCTCCAAGTCAAAGTGAAACCCGCCTCAGAGATTCCAGATCACGCCTTGCAGTCGATCAAATCCATCAAGATCAACAAACAGGGCGAGCTAGAGGTTGAGCTGTATGACAAGGTGGGAGTATTGCGTTTGCTTGCCAAAGCCTCTGGGCTTTTGGATTCGCCTGAGAGCGAGTCTGACAAACCCAGTGTCATTGGCATCAACATCAAAGCTCCCGAAATCGAGGATGTGGATTTAAAGGGAGAAAAAGATGATTGAGTTATTGACTGCGTATTTGCTGTATGAGGGTGGAGCCCCATGGGAGTGGTGGGCTATTTTTGGAGCATTGTTAGCACTCAAGGCATGGCGTTTGCGGCAGATGGCCATCCGCGAGTCAGAGGAGAACTTAGTTATTCACAAGATCATTACGGAGGCCAAAAAGTATGACAACATTCACTAGCGAGGATGCGGAGTATGCCAAGCGGCATACTTGCGAATACTGCAATCAAACCCTGGAGATTGATGCAGTCCACAAATGCAAGGCACAAGAGCGTATCTTGCAACAGACTTTGAAAGACTACCTCGATGCAGTCAATCGGGATGAGGCGTTGTATAACGCCCGTATGGGTCGATCTGGCGTGCGATGGGCGGGTGACTGATGAGCAACGATGAGGCGATGCTATTTGGGGTTTTGATTATGGGCTTGGTGGTCTTTGCGGTCTGGTTAGCCCACAAGGATTAACTAACATTTTTGTTACATAATTTGAAACATAATGTATCGTAAATGTTGCATTAAGCTACTTAATGTAACTTTTATATAACTTTCCACTCCTTGCCCTCAGATTTGCCGAGCTCATACACCTTGATCGGTGGGCTTGAGTAAAGGTCAACATTACAGGCCGCTAATACGGCCTCCTCTGCCTTTGCCTTGCGGCGCATCAACACCTCTGCCGCCATAGCCCCTGAGCCAATCGCCATAAATGTCCTGACGGTTTCCCACTCTAGGGAGTTGTCACAGGAATAGAGCCCGTTTTTGTTTAGGAATAGAAAGCTGTTGGAGTCTTTGAGCTTTGGCTTGCGCTTTTTGTCACCAAAAAACCAGCCCATTGCTTTCTCGATGTCCGACTGGGTGCCAGCCCCAGCAAACCACCCGTCTTTAACGCGATAAACTTTGTTTTCGTAATACTTGAGGCCTGTGTCATCGTCAGAAAATTGGCTGTCCGAAACGATAACTTTGCGTGTCCAATCTCCAACGATTGTTGTCATACTACTCCTCCAATTTTGAGCGCTTGAAATTCAGATAGTCTCTACCCTCCTCTGGATTCCAGAATACTTTAATCATGTCTGGATTGGTGTCAGGTAACTCAGGGTCAATAATGGTCAGCGCACAGGGCGCGATCATCTGGTCTCTAAAGCCTTTCTCTTGGGCAAAGCGATCCATCATTTTGTAAGAGCCAACCTGGATAGCATGGCAAATGCGGCCAGTGCCAGAGTCTTTAATAACGCCGTAGCCTGAGACATGCTTATGGCCAGCGATTGAGATGTGGTCACGCGAGCCGAGCTGGACTGCTTTCATCACCCCATGCGAGGGATTTCATTGGCTGTTGCCTGAGAAGTCATGGCGAGAGTTGACGATCACCTCGCGCCCATTGGGAAACACAAGAGCAAACCTAGCCTCGCTCGCAGAGTGAATATAGGTCTGGCCTCGCGCTATCCAGTTCAGTGGGTCGCCAGCTCCACTCCAGAGATCGTGATTGCCGCCAATCATTACGAGCCAGGGGCAACGCTTAACAAACCACTCGGCCAACATCCATGCCTGTTTAGCGGTAGTGCCTTGCTGGGCGTAGAGCCTAGCCAGGCGCCCTACCCAGTTGTTTGTTGTATCGCCCACATTGGCCGCAAACATAGCCTCTGTGGTGCGGCAAATCTCGGTGTGGTCACGCAAGGCCGCCAGGTCAGTGCCATCGTCATCCACATGAGGATCGCCAAACCAGAATATGCCGACTGGCCCCTTGGTTTTGACTTTTATCTTGATGCAACGCCTAGCCTCGTTTGCCTGATACTTTTTCTCGTATTGCTTGATGCGGTGCTCAACCAAGTCCTCTACATCAATGTCCTCGTCTGGTAAAACCTGAGTTTCAAGCATTGGGTGGATTGTGATGGTGTTGCTCTCTGGCATCATGCCTCGGATGTGTGGTGCGTTGCGATAACGCTCTTGCTCACTAAGGTATCCTTTTTTTACCGCCTGGCTGAGTCGATTGCGAAAGGTGTTGATGTGTAAGCCGAGGGAGTTTGCGGCATCTTTAAGCTGGATATGTTTACGAAATGCGTTGACAACCTCAATACATTGCTCATCCGATACTGGATTCATTGCCATATTGCGCCTTATGTTTTGATATACATAAGTCATTGTTATACAATAAAAATGTGAAAATACAAAATTCATAGGGAGCGTTTGATGGCTAGAACAAAAGAAATGAGCTCCAAAGTCGTGCCCACCACGGGATTAAACCTAGATTTCTCTAAAAGCCCAGAGGTTTTTAAATTCCTCAAGAGCACCGCATTTGTGCGCGGGATGATGGGGCCTGTGGGGTCTGGCAAGTCATACGCTTGCGCCGCTGAGGTGATGATACGAGCCGTTCAGCAAAAGCCATCCCCTACCGATGGGATACGGTACACCCGTTTCGTTATTGTACGAAACAGTTATCCAGAGCTCAAGACAACAACAATCAAGACCTGGCAAGACCTATTCCCAGAGGCAACCTTTGGGCCAATGCTGTGGACTCCACCGATTACGCATCACATACGCTTGCCCAGTCGCGATGGCGCCGCTGGTATCGACTGCGAGGTGATATTCCTAGCGCTCGATCAGCCAAAAGATGTCAGAAAGCTCTTATCGCTGGAGCTGACAGGCGCCTGGGTCAACGAGGCACGCGAGTTGCCAAAGGCTGTGATTGACGGCCTCACCCATCGTGTCGGTCGCTATCCAACTAAGCGTGATGGCGGTGCCACATGGCATGGGATTTGGATGGACACCAACCCAATGGATGACGATCACTGGTGGCATAAGCTCGCTGAGAAAGAAAAAATGACTGGGCCATACGCTTGGAAGTTTTTTAGACAGCCAGGCGGTGTGATCGAGGTGGCCAAAGAGGACTTGCCTGAGAATCCAGAGGCCAATGACCACATATTTGCATCTGGCAAGTGGTGGAAGATCAACCCCAAAGCAGAGAATGTGGAAAACCTACCCCATGGTTACTACCAGCAAATGCTGTTGGGTAAAAATTTGGACTGGATTAGGTGTTATGCCGAGGGCAAATACACCTATGTGCAAGAGGGCAGACCCGTCTGGCCTGAGTATGACGACAACATCATGTCGGGCGAGGTCAGTTATGACCCCAATGTGCCGATCCAAGTGGGTCTTGACTTTGGTTTGACCCCAGCCGCAGTGGTTGGCCAGCGTTATCCCAATGGCCGATGGGTCATTTTGGATGAGATCGTCACCTTTGACATGGGTCTTGAGCGATTTGGCACCATGCTCCTGGCTGATCTCAACGCCAAATACCCTAAAGCCCAAGTATTCCTGTGGGGCGACCCAGCGGGTATGGCCAGAGATGCGATTTATGAGGTCACTGCCTTTGATTACCTCCGCACCCTGGGGCTCAGAGCTCAACCTACCCCATCCAATGACTTTAAAGTGCGCCGCGAGGCAGGTGCCGCGCCCATGCAACGCCTGATTAACGGCAAGCCAGGGCTTATGGTGTCCACAAGCTGTAAGTTAATCCGCAAAGCGTTGTCAGGCGGGTATCACTTCAAGCGTGTGTCAGTCGGAGCTGGGCAAGAGCGATTCCGAGATGCACCCAACAAGAATGAACACTCCCATGTGGGCGATGCCTTTGGTTATCTCTTGCTTGGCGGCGGTGAACATAAGCGCCTGACCAAGAATAATTTGAACACTGGCACAGTCGTAGTCCAGACCGTTGCTAACAATGAGTTTGATGTGTTTGCACAGTGATATACAACTCACCACATTTAGTAAAAAATGCAATAGAATCTCTTGTATATAGTATTTATGGAGATACATCATGCCATTCATTGCTTTAGCCATCTTAGGTGGAACGCTTTATCAAGCTAACCAGCAACGCCAGGCCGCCAATGCCGCCAGAGACGAGGCATCACGCGCTAGCTCTATTGCCGCACAGCAAATGCAAGCGCAAGTTGCCGCACAGCAACAGCAAGCTGACATTGCTCGCAGAACTTTGGATGTGCAAATTGCTAGAAACGCTGAGGAAAAATCTCGCTTAGAGGCAGAGGCTAAGAAAGCCGCCGATGAGATTGATGCAGAGCGCCGCAAGATGGGCGAGGCAGAGGCCGCACGACTAAAGTCTCTC